CGAAGATCGTGTCGCCGCCGTCTCCGCCATCCGCCGCCGATCCGCCGGCAGGGGCAACGCCAGCGGCCCCGATTGTCACGGCATACGTCGCGCCCGCAACGACATTGACCGGGAGGCCGACCACCTGCTCGCCCGCGCCACCGCCGCCGGCACCGAGAGCGCTGGCGCGCGTTCCGCCTGCGCCGCCAGCGCCGATCATGGTGATGCGGCCATTGGTGACGTTAGCCGGGATCGTGATGTTTCCCGAAGACGTGAGTTCGATCGACTTCGTCGTCGGGGTGATGGGAAGACCGCCTTGGAGCGTCATGGCAAACCACGACGTTCCGAGCCCGTTGTTGACGTTGAGCGAGCCGCCGGAATCCTGCAAACCGAGCAGTTCGACGTAGTCGGTGACCGCAAGGTCATAGACGCAATGCACGCCCAGACGACTCGGGTCAGCGCCCGAAGATGTCAGACGATTTTCTTCGCCAATGATCGTCGTGCCATTCAGGCGGATGCGCAGTTGTCGCTTGCCCGTGGCATTAGCAAGAAATTCCGCGATGCCCTGAATGACGTACTTGCCCGCGACCTGACACGTAAGCCTGCCTGTGTTCGAGGCGTTGTCGTGAATCGAACTCGTGTCATACGACTCGGTATCGAAGACGAGGACTGTTTCAGTATTGTTGGCGAGCAATTGCTGCGAGGAAGCGTACACGCGCGCCGCTTCTATCGTTGCGCCGCCGGAACCTCCAGCGCTCGCCGCCCACTTGATCCCGGTTGCCTGCGTGCTATCGGCGGTCAGGACGAACGTGTCCGTGCCAACGCCAAGCCGCGCGCCGGTCGTTGAATAGGTGTAGAGGTCGCCCTTGGTCGTCAACGGCGATCCGCGCAGATCACCAGCAGCGACATTTTTCGTCGTCCCGCCCTGATCGCAGGGGATGAGTTCGCTTCCAGTGAGCGGAACCGTCGCTGCTGGCAACCCGGTAATCGTGCTGTCGGCCATTTACGCTACGACCCTGATTCGGTCGCCATTTAATTGAAGGATGTTGTCGAGGTTGACGAGTTGCATCAGAAAGCTGTCGGCCGCGTCGGTGCCCGATGCCTCGCGCCGATACGCCAGCGTCAGCCCAACCGACTCCGTATTGAGGTCCAGCGCAACCGAAGTAACTTGCATCGCCGGCCCGCCATCCAGGGCATAGCGATCCAGCGTCAGCGTGACGATGTCTCCCAGCTCCAGCGCATAGGCGCGAATCCCTACCGTGATGTCGATCAGTTGTAGCCACGAAAGCAATTGCTTGCGCTTCGCCTCTGCGAAGTTCGCGAGGTTGACGAGACAATCCGCGTCCAGCTCGGTCGAAATCAGCGTGGCGAAGACCGGCGACGGCCCCATCGTCGTGTGATACAGGCGCGGGTTGTCGACGTAGCTGGTTCCCGTTGGAACGGGGCCGGAGTACGGCAGTGCGTCGCGCGTATAGAGCCCGCGCGTGTTCTGGTCGATCGTGATGCCGGCCAACTGGTCCGCGGTCTGTACGGTGTAATTCTTGTTGCCGCTGCAAAATATCTGATCGTAGAGCGGGATGACCTCTTCGACCTTGATCGCGTTGGCCGGCTTGATGTCGTCCGCGACCAAGGACAGGACAGGTGCGGAGGCCGGGTTGTACGGGAAAATCCTGCCATAGGTCGGACCGCCGAAACGGTCGAAGCCATAAAACGTGTTGGTCGACGTCGCGACGTTGTTCAGCACGTCGACGAGGTTCTGTGGCTCGCGGATCGACAGTCCGAGCGGATAGTCGTAATCGGATCCTGGAACAAACGTCGAATGCGGCGCCGCGCCGCCGAATCCGCCGTAGACGTGAAACAGCACCGAATAGATTCCCGAGGTCTTGAAGCCAACGCTCCAACTCGGAACATAGCCGAGCAGGTCAGCCGTGACCGTTCCGTCGGGCGAGAAAGCAATCGGGAACGAACCGCCGGGATTGTCTCCGAGCCCGCCGGCTAGCGGATCGCCACGAATCCGCTTCGCGGTCATGAAGCCGTGTGTCGTCCCGTCACTGAACGCGTAAGTGTTCGTCGCTTGGTCGGTAAGCAGGCACTCGACGTTATGCACCCAGCCGATATTGATCGGCAGGGGTTTCCCGGCATTCGGGCCCGTTCCGCCGACCGGAAGCCCACCGATGTTGCGGTCGAGCAAATAGGAGGCATCCTTGACGTTGAACTGAATCGTCGTCGGATCGGGAACCGCAATCGATGCTCCGACACAGGTGAACATCAGGCGAAAATCGGCCTTCGCCCAACTCAAATCGCCATAGTAGATGCGATTCGCCGAGCCGTCATAGGCAAAGCCGAGAATTGCATCCTGCGCGCCGTTGGCGTTGGCAATAACCCCGTTACCGAACGATGCCGAGTAGATGCCGCCCAGCCGCGCCCGGTCCAGACTGCGCGTGAACGTCGGGGCCGTGATGACGCAATCGGTGTAGCGCTGATTCGCCGGGGTATCGGTCGCCGAAGAGACGAACCCCGGATGATCGGCGAAGTAGAGCGTGTTGGTTACCGGCGCTCCCGCGACCTCCGCGATGTAGTCGATCTCCCACAAGATGACCTTGGTAACTCCAGCATCTTTTCGGCGCAGCCAAACGGCGAACTGCGCGTCGGAAATGCTCATCGTTGCGGCGTTGAGGCGACCAGCAGATTCGCTGCGGTGAGCGTCGCGGCGGTCTGGAGCTGCGCATCCTTGGTCGCGGCATTGGCGATCGCCGTCAGCAGTTGCTGCATCGTCGTTTGCAGCGTCTTCGTAGCCGCAGTACTGGCGGCTACGTCGGCGGACGATGCGAGCTTGGAATCGGTCGGAAGGGCTGAAGCAATGGCAACCGTCGCGCTCATCGTGGTCGGCAGAGGCAGGCCATTGGGTCCTGTGCCAGCGAGCGGTGCCAAGTCCTTCGTGACCTCGTTGAACACATTTAGATAGTTCGACGGGTCGAAGCTTTGCGCCTGCTTGAGAAAGGCATCGGCCAGTTGCGTAATGTCACCCAACGCAGCCTGTCGGCTTGCCGTGTCGGTATTGCTCGGCTGCGCCTTGGCGAGATCGTCCAGAAACGCGTTTTGCGCGGCGTTGAGTTGCTGGTTCGGTGTGAGGGGCGATAGCGAACCGACCTGCAGTCCCTTCAGATAGTCGGCGATGCCCTGCTGCAGCCGCGCCATCTGATCGAGCGCGCCACTTACTCCACTTGAAACGCCGGCGACGATCGCGTCCCAGCGCTGCTGAAACAGCGTATTGACCGCTGCGAGATCGTCGGGGAAGCCCTGGAAGATCGCATCCTGCTGGTTGCGCCAGATTTCCAGGTTGACGAGCTGCTCGGCGCGTGAGGCATCGTAAAGCGCCGACAACCGATTGAACTCGGCAAGTTGCGTCGTCAGGTCCGCGTCGCTGCCTTTGAGCGTATTGACGTAAGCGGCGAACGCCGTATCCGAGCCGAACTGCGACGTATCGGCCTGCGCGTTCTTGATCGCCGAGTTGATGAGCCCGATCTGGATCGACAGCTTCGCGCCGAAGTCCCCGGTGGAATTGCCGGCCAGTGACGAGATATTGCTAAGCAGCGTCGTCGCCATGCCATCGGCTTGACTGATGAGACTGCCGACCGACACGGTCATCGAGTTCGTGGCTGCGTTGACGGCAGCCGCGGCATTCGTTGCAGCCGTTCCGAATCCGCCGACGGAGTCGATGAGGTCGCCGAGAATCGGAATGACGGCCTCGATCGCCTTGGCCTGATCGCTGTTCGCGCCATAGAGTGCGATCGTCTCGCTCACCAGGTCACGGACGCCCTGCACGGTCGATGGAATGATGTCGAGTCCGAAGTGCGTCAGCACGGCATTGAGCGTCGTGCCGGCTGCGCTCGCGGTCTGCAGTTGCGTCTCGTCGACCGTCTGCCGATTTTGCAACTGCTCGGCCGGCGTGAGGAAGTGCTGCTGATAGTAGGCAAGCCCAGTGTTGGCGAGCTGATTCAGCGCCTGCGCGGCCTGATCCGCGGTGCCCGCGACCTGGACGAACAGCGGCGCGAGCGCGAGAATCGACGCGTACATCTTGTTGCTGGCGTCGCTTCCGTCCGTGAACGAGTTGAGCAGGTTGAGGAATGCCTGATGCGTCGCCGGAACGGTCAGCCCGAGATTGGCGAAATCGGTATTGAGGAGCGCCTGCGCCGCGTTGGCCTTGTCGGCGCTCGTCGTGAAGTTCGCCTGCAGATATGTCATCTGCGTAAGCGCGGCTTGCGCACCGCCCAAGGCATCGATGAACGCCGTCATCTGCGCTGGATTCAGCGCTTCCAGCTTTGGTCCGAGTCCACTGATCGAGTCGCCGAACTGGCTGACGATAGTGACGAACGCCAGAACCTTGTCGGCGGTCGCCTGTGTTGCATCGGAAAGTGCCGCGTCGACCTTGGAAGTGAAGTCGATATTGCCGATCTGCTTCGTCGCGTCGAAGATGCCGAGCAGCGAATTGCTGAACGTCGACACCTCGTCGGCCGTGCCGTGAAACGCCGCCGCGACGGAGCCCAAGGCGGGATCGAGCACGTTGAAGGCAGCGGTAACGACTTGCTGCAACACCTGACCGCCGTACTTCTGGAGGAAGTCCTGTGTGGTGAACGTGCCCGATTCGCTCGCGAACGTCGTGCCTTGCAGGATCGTGGCGAGACGTGACGACTGTTCCGGCGAGAAGCGTTGCTGAAACGCATCCAAGGCCCCGGCAATCACCTTGTTCAACACTTGCGCCGCATCGCCGGAGAATTGCTGCGTGTTCGCATCGTTGAATCCCAAGTTTCCGAAAGACGACGACGTGAACGCGTTGTCTTCGAAGCCGGTCGTCGTCGGCGATACCTGGAACTGGCCCTTGACCTCGGAAGGCTTGCTGCTAAACAGACCGGAAATGAGCGGGATCGCGAGGCCGAGGATGGGCAGGAACGGTGCCGCAGCGGCTAGGAATGTACCCGCGCCGGTAAGCGTCGTTTCCAGCGCTGCGGGAATGGATGCAGCGGCCTCTTCGCCTGCGCCTGTAGCGAGAATGCCGGACGGCGCCGAGAGCCCGATCGCCTGACCGACGCTGCTCGTCTCGAACGAATTGACGAGGCCGCCGGTGCCGGGAATGCCCTTGCCGCCCGTGAGCAACTGCATGATCTGGTTGACCGACGAGCCGCCCTGACCGAATAACTGATTCGCAGCATTCGCCGCAGTTGTTCCGAAACTCGGGGCAAGCGAGATGATGATCTGCTGCGCCGCTATTTCGGCAAACGCTTTCAGCGCCCACGTCTTGAAGTCTGACCATAGCGTTTGAAACGCCGAACTGCCGTGCGTGACGAAGTTCTCGATGAACGTCGCGCCTTCGTCGGCCGCGGATTGCAGCGTGCTCTTCCATGCATCGAGCGACTTCGTCAGTTGCTCGCCAGTGAATAGCGTTTCCGCGAGCTTCCTCTGCGCGTCTGCCTGCGCGAGCAAGTCGTTGATGCGCTCCTGACTGCCGTTGTGCAGCGTCTCGTAAGCCGCAGCCTCCTGAAGTTGCGCGGCGATGAATAGATGCGTCTGCGATGCCGAAAGTCCGATGACCAGATTCGCCTGCGTCTGCTGCGCAATTTGATCGTTGATCGACTTGACGCTCGCTTCGTATGCTGCATTGACTTGGTGCAACTGCTCTACATTGTCTTTTCCTGCTTCCGTGCCTTTACTGATCGTGTCGTTAAGATGATCCTGCGCGACCGTCAGCGCAGCGTTGGCGGGAATCAGTTTGTTATAGAGCGCATAAACGGTATTCAGGAAATCGTTATAACTCGCGAATTTTGCAGGATCGAGCGCGGCAATCTGCGCCTGAATGCCGGAGACAAGCGCCTGCTGCTGATCGATCGCAACCTGTTCGTTCTGCGCCTGAACGTCGATGCCCTGTTTCTGAACCGCCATCAGTTGATCGTAGTAATGCTGGAAGTCGATGACGCCGCGATCATACTGACGTTTGATCGCGTCTTCCTGCTGCGTGAGCCCAAGCAGTTGACTCGTCGCGTCGGCGCCGGAAACTGCCTTCGTCGCAGCGACCTGGGCCGCCGAATACTTCTCCTGCTCGATGGTCAGTTTCGCAATGGCCGCTTGCTGATCCTTGATCTTCTGCACGTCCTGCTCGCGCCATGAAGCGATCTGCGCGGCTATCTCAATGGCTTCCTTCGTCTTGGCGTTGAACGTATCCCATACCGCGGCATTTGCCTTGAGGCCGGCGAGATACTTTTCTGCCTGCGTAATCTTCGTGCCCGAAAACAGATCGTCCAGTTCCGCGCTCGCTGCCGCCGCCTGTTTCTGGAATTCGAGCAGCGCCTGCGCAGCCTGATCGATGCCGCCTGTCGCGGCGCCGCTAAAGCCACTGCTTGGCTTCTTTCCTGGTGCCTGCGCTGCATTGCCGAATAGCCTGCGGTCCGTGCTATCAGCATTCAATGGCAGAGTCGCCTGTGCAGCCATTGCGGCAGCGAACTTGCCGTTGAACGACGTTATCTTCGCGAACTCATCTTCGAGCGCAGTCGACAGTGCGGTCTTGTTGGAGCCCCATGCGGCCGCCCACGCTTTGTTAGCGGACACGAGATCGGCGTTGCGCTTTGCAAGCATCGTATTGAGTTCATCGTTCGCTTGCTTCAGCGCGTCGCCGCCGAGGAACGATGCGGCGCCTACCTTGAAGATGGCGTAAAGCGTCTCAATGTCGTCGCCGACAACGCGCACGGAACTGCCAAACGCGTAAAACGCTTGCCCGATCGCCACCAGAGATTCGCCGATGACGGCCCCGCCGATCGCGATCTTCAACGCCCACTTGGTAAACGAATCGTCCTCGGCAAATCCTTTCAACGTTCCCCGCAGGCCGTCGGCACCCGCTCCAGTAGCGGTGAATGCTTTGATAAGGTCCGATAACGCTGGAACGAGCGAAGCGGCAATCGTCGCCTTGAGTTGATCGCCTGCCAACTGCAACGTGCGCCACTGGTCTTCCAGATCGTGCGCCGCCTTGACCTGCTGGTCCGAATACAACGCCTGCACCTGCGCTTCGTCGCCAAGCTGCTTTAGGAACGGCAACAGTTGTTGTGCTCCCTTGCCTAGCAAGGCAATCGCCGCGGCTGTCTTGGTGCCGTCGTCGGCGAACTCGTTCATGTGTTTCGCCAGTTCGACCAGGCCCTGCGTGGGATTGGCGAGCAGTCGTCCTGCGTCCGTGGCGTTGAAGCCGAGCGCCTGCAACGCCTTACCCGCGGCGTTCGTGCCGTCACCGATCGATGCAAGGTTCTTGCTGAAACGGCCCGACGCCTGCGCGACTTCATCCAACCCTGTCCCTGACAGCTTCGCTGCGGGAATGAGCGCCGACAGTTCGCTCGCTGTCGTTCCAACTTTGACCGCCAAGTCCTGCAAGGACGCTTGCGCCTCAATGGAGCCAGTCACCATGTCCGCGAGACCCTTGATGCTGAAGCCGAGAATCGCGGCCTCGCCCAAGGTCTTCAACGACGAAACAACGCCGCCGATCCGATCATCCAGGTCGGAAAACTGCCCAGCCATCTCCTTGGCGCTGCGCGAGACAATATCTGCAGCCTGCTGCATCCCTGTGTAAAGGGAGGCAATGTCGGCAGAGACATTGACCGAGAGATCGCCGACGCTAGTCGACATGCTTGACGCCCGCCTTGGCAAAGAACCACGTCACGGTCGCCGCATCGATCTTGGCACCATCCGCTGGGACTTCTTCGGCTTTCCGCGCGACCTGTTTCCAGAGCATGAAGTCCTCTAAGCCGAAGGGTTCGCTGCGTTTCTTGGGATCACGATTGATGTTCGCCAAGGTCGATACAAGGTGAGCGCTGCGGACGTTCTTGGGCCAGTCTCCCCACGGTTCCATCTGATAGAACTCGGCCCACAACGCGATTTCCTCATAGGAATAGTCGAGAATCTCTTCGACGCTCCGTCCATGCAGGGCCGCAAGGCGATACATGAACAGCAGTGACGGGTCGTCGGCTAGGCGTTTTTTGCCTCTTCCTTTTTCGGCGGCATCATCGCGGCGTTAAGCTGTTGCAGCACCGCCCAATCCTTGTCGAGGATTTCTTCGATACGATCCTTGGTGATCGGCGAGCCGTCCTCATTCACCACGCATTCAGCAAGCAATTCATGGCTCGACTGCTCGTTGCTCAGGCTGTTGCTCTTCGCCTTGTCGGACTGCTTCAGCATCAAGCGGCCAGAAGGCTTGCGGTAAAAATAGGTTTCGGTAACGTCGTCGCAAGTAACTTCCAGCGAATAAATCTTCCGTGCCATTTAAGAACTCCTTCGAGGGTTCAGCGACCCTCGAAGGAGGACCGCTGTTAGATCACGCCCGAGTAAGTAACCCCCCCGGTCGTTTGAACGGTGATTGACAACGTGACCTTCGCGTCGGTCGCGTCGGCCAGTTCCCACTTCGTGACGATGCCGTCGAACACGAACGTATGGAACGTCGTCTTCGTGGAATCGGACGGAATCTGCAGCATGAATTGCTCCGGGTCCGCCGTCGTGTTGAACATGGTGAACATGTCCATCTGCTTCGTGCCGCCCGTGAAGTTGCATGAGAGCTGGACCGCACCGTTGTCGGCGAGGCCCTGCAGATATTCCTTGCGGGTTGAACCCAGATGCGAAACGTCGATCAACTGCGCGGTGCCTTGCGGGCCGCCGATCGAGATGACTTCCTCGATCGCCACATACGATGCCGGCGAGCCGGGACCGCTATGCGAGATTTTGCTGCCTTGGCTGTTGATGGCCATGTGCCTCTCCGATGTGAGTCGGGGCGGCGATGGCCGTCTGCGTAAAAGGGCAGACTAGCGGGCCCGAACAAGACCTGCGGTGCAAAGGCGGTGCGTATCAGGGACCGCTATTGCTTGAAATCTTTTGGATCAACCTCTTGTGGATACTTGACCTTGACGTATTCCTTCAGCGCCCCGGCGAGCATCTGCAGCACGCGGATCGTCGCCTGCAACAAGGCTTTTTCCGGCGTCATGCGTTCGCCCACAAACTGAACTCGCGCGATTCGCGAAACAGCTTCGTATCCGGCTCATAGCGTGGCGCGCCGCTTTCCTGGATCGCGTTGACCTGAAAGGCTCCGGACGCAAGGAGCAGCGTCTGCGCCTCCATCATCTGCGCGAAAGCGCCTGATTTCGTGGTCGCCCACGAATCAATCTGCACCGTGCGCTTGATAAGCCCCGTCCTTCCATTCAGATCGAAGTCGTCATTGCCGGCAATCGAGGTAAACGTAACCGACGGCAGAACCGGCATTTGCGGCATGACTTCCGGATAGGCGCGTAGTGGAGGACTTCCCGAAGTCAGGGCCGCGAACACGTCCTCGTCGATGCTCACGACTTCGCCGCCCGCTCGACTGCCGTTGTCAGACCGCCTTTGATGGCGTCCAAAGCAGCGGTAACGTTATTCAGGAACGCCGGCCGCAGGAATGGACGAGCAGCCATCTTGGACGTGCCGAATTCCAGAAACCGGCCGTAAATCTGGGGGCCTGCCAATGCGTGGTACTTGCTCGCGCGCCCCTTGAGCCGGTTCTTCAGCGTGTCCGCCCGTACGGCGACCTTGATGTACTTCGGTGCCTTGCGCACCATGATCGTGTATTCGGCGACGTATTCCGGAGTCCTGCGGTGCGACGCGATAATGTTCGCCTGCAACAGCCCGCTTTTGAACGGAGCTGCGGTCTTCGCCGCATCGCGTATGATTTTCGCGCCCGCAAAATCAGCGGTGCGTAAGCCATTCTTCGCGACGTTCGGGCCAAAGGCTTTCAGCTTGTCCGACAGTTCCTTGAAGCCGTTGAGTTTGATGGTGACGTTAGCCATCGCCGGCAATCAGTCCAGAGTCGCAAAGCATGACGAGCCACGCATGTCGCATGTCGATGTCGATGATCGACTGGATGTTGTAATTGACGCCTGCATACT